CCCGCTGGATCGACAGCCTGAACTACCTAGGCGACCGCTGCGACGAAGACCAAGCCCTCAAATGGCCCCGCAACAACTACGACGTTGACGGCGTCGAGCTGGAGTGCTCCCTAATCCCCAACCAAATCAAGTACGCCGCCTACGAGCTGGCACGCGCCCTCGCCAATGACACCGGCGCCATCACCGATAGCACTGGCACCACCGGCCTCTACGACGAAGTCAAACTGGGCGACCTCCAAGTCAAATACAGCAAAACCAGCCAAGCCGTCGGCACCATCAACAACGTCTTCGACGTCTACCCCTGGCTCCAGACCTACCTCGGCCCCTACTGCCTAGGCGGCTCGGGCTCCTTCCAACTCCGCGTCTACAGAGGCTGAAATGGCTGGCGCCCTCGACTCCCTGTTCAAGTCCGTCGCCAAAGACGTCGTAGCCGAACTTGGCACGTCCCTCGATACCACCGTCACCTACACCCGAAAAGCCACCCCCACCTACAACACCAGCACTGGCGCACTAACCACAACCAACACCACCTACTCCAACATCAAAGTTCCGATCGAATTTGTGGTCTCCGAGGAAGAGGAAGGTCGCGAACAACGCCAAGCCAAGCTCTACATCACTCCCGACCTAATCGGCAATAATCAGCCGACCCTCGGCGACGAAGTCAGCTTCACCTACGCCGGCTCCAGTCGCACAGCCCAAATCACCGACATTCGCACCTACCGCGGCGGCCAAACCTACCTCTTCATCCTGCTGGTGCGCTTCTGATGGCACGACGCGGACTTCGGGATATTCTTCCCGACTTAAATAAAAAACTCAGCGCCGACTACAACACTTTTATCCAACTGGCGCTTGAAGGTCTCGCCAGCAAGGACCACAGCCCTGTCTACACCGGCTTTTTCGCCTCCAGCTGGAAAGCCTCGACTCAACGCACCAAGCCAACAGACCGCGTCGAAGACTTCGAGCCTTGGGCAGGACTCAAAAAACGCCGCGACAAAGGCGACACAACCGCCTACAAAATTACACCACGTTTTGCTACTCCAGCTTTCCGTTATACCGACAAAGTATTCATTGGTAACAGCACAAAGTACGCCGCTTACGCCCTTGAAAATCCCAAAGTTGCCACCTTCGTCCAAAGCCAACTCCGCCCGCTTCTGGCCTCCACCTTTAGTGAAAAACGCGCCCCGCAAGTTCTTGTTGGAACGACCAGAGGAACTGGCGGTTTGGGCTTTCTCGGCGGACGCGATTATGTTTCCTACGAGAGGATTTAAGTCATGGCACTTGTAAGCACCCGCGCTGCATTTGAAAAAGCCGTCACCGATGCTGTCGCCGCCGTCGATCCCACGGTAACCATGGTGTACGACAACGTTCCCTACACCACGCCCAGCAAAACCACCAAGTACGTGGCTATGTCGGTGAACTTCACCCAAGCCACCATGCAAAACATGGGTGCTGCCTCCGACTTCTACAGCGGTGTCGTCCAGTGCAACATCTACGTCCCCAAGAACGCTGGAACGTCCACCCTCTCCTCCCTGTGCGAAGCGGTGATCGACGGCCTCACCTCCGTCAACGCCTCCGGCTACACAGACACCTTCACCTGCAAGCCCAAAGTCCGCGACATCGTCGGTCCAACGCCACTGGACATCGAAGACCGCTCGCACTTTGTGGGCATCATCTCTTGCGAATTCACGGCAAACGCCTAGTGTATTATTGAACAACTTGCACCCGCTCCATGCGAGCCGTCGAACTACTCCGCAACAAATTCGGAGTCAGCCAGCTTTACAAGCACGAAGTCAAGTCCGGCGACGAGACCCTGCTGGAGATCTACTGGCACCCTCTGACCATCGCCGAGCGCGAGTCCATCCAGAAAAAGTCTGCCGCCGACGATGCTGGTGACTTCGCGCTGAGTCTGATGATCGAAAAAGCCCTCGACAAGGAAGGCAAACGCCTATTCCAAGACGGTGATCGCGCCGCTCTCCGCCGCGAAGTCGAAGCCAGCATCCTCCAGGAAATCCAACTGGCAATGCTGACCGCTGGCTCCGAAACCAAGGTGGAGGAAGCGAAAGCCGCCCTAAAAAGCTAATTCCGACTGGTACTTCATCTTTTTCCTAGCCAGCGAGCTGGGAATGACCGTCGCCCAGCTTTCAACCCAGCTCACCCAAGAGGAACTGACCGCTTGGGCAGCCTTCTTCTCCCTTAAAAACGAAGAAGAGGAAAAGGCCATGGAGCGTACCAGGCGCAAAAGCCAGGCTGGAACCATGCGCGGCAAGTAAACTGCTAACAGACTCTTCTACGCCCGGACGTGGCCAATTACAGCGTAGACATTGAATTGGCCGTAAAAGGCCAAGGCCAACTGAAGGCACTAGAGCAACAAATAAACTCCATCGAACAGGCTGCCAGAAAACTACGGACTATCGAAGTCAGTGGAGCAACCCGTTTAACAACCAGCGAACTTGAAAAACAAGCAGAACTATATAAAAAATCAGGTGCAACTAGACGTGAAGCTCTTCAATTAGCCAACAGAGAACTTGAAACCGAGCGAAAAATAAACGAAATTCTCGACAAAAGAACCGCACTCCAAGAAAAACAGAAAAAATCTAGCCAGCGAGCCGAAAGTCTCGCCCTCGGCGCAGGTTTTCCCCTCCTGTTCGGCGGTGGAGCTGGTGCGGTAGCCGGTAGTATCGCTGGTTCTTTTGTCGGTGACGGCTTTGGCGGTCAGATTCTTGGCAGCGCCATCGGCCAATCAATCGACCAAGCCATCCAAAAAGCCGCCCAACTTGGCTCAGCTCTTCAAACTCTCGATCTTAAAGTTTTAGAAGAGAGTGGATACAGAGTAAATGCTGCACTCGCCTTGCAGGTAGAAATACTTAAGCAGATCGGAGATGAACGAGCAGCACAAATTGCAATAGAACAAGATATTTTACGTACAACAGGTGCAATTCCAGGAACTATGGACGGCATAACAGATGCCGTAAATGTACTTAGCGCAGCTTGGGCAGACTTTACTGCCGCAGTATCGACGCTTCTCGGAATAATTGGCGCCCCATTTGCAGCCGCGCTAGGAGCGCTAATAAACGCGGTAAATACTTTAATTCGCGGAATCAACGTAATTTTTTCATCCGTTGGCGCTGTCCTTAAGTCGGCCGGAGAACTAGTCGTCAAGTTTATTGCAGGCGATGGTGCCGTCAGAAGAATGAATGACGGTCTTAAGGCCAACAATCAAGAATTAGAAAAAGCACGCATCGCATTTGCAGGTATTCTTGCCGCAAATAATGCTGAAATTTTATTAAACAGAGAAATACTTAATCTTGAAAAGCAACGCACGCTTGGACGCACCGAAGCTGAAAAACTGATTAATGCTGATATCGATAATCAGCAAAAAATAAAGCGTATTAATACGCAGTTTGACAAAGAACGATATGAAATAAATCAAAAGCTAACAAAAACAAACAGGCAGTTAGTTGACCAAGAACTTGAGCAAAATGAAGTTAAGCGTAGACAGGCTATAGAAGAAGCCAATGTACTAAATACTCGTACCAAAGCAGTTATTGTCGCTACCGAACAAGAAAAAAGAGATCGAGAAAATACCCAAAATTTAGAAAAGCAACGTAGAGAACTGGAGCGTATAGCAAAACTGCGTACAAAACAGCTTAGCGATGCTCAAGATAACTTCTTACTGTCTGAAGCCGATGTAAGTATTTCTGCGGCTGCAAACGATGAAGAAAAGATCAGAGCAGAAGCGGATAAAACTCGCGTACAACGTATGATTACGTTTAGGCGGTTGTTTTCTGAGTCTCTTAGTGATCAAGAGCGTGCATTTCTATTTGCTAGACAGCTCAATGAAGCTACAAAAGCCGAACTAGACACAGAAAAAGCTTTAGATGTTGTCCGTAAAAACCAAACGCGTGAACTTTATAGCCAGCTTGGTGCTGTAGATATACTTTCCACAAAAGTCCAAGATTCGTTAGCCGGAGCATTTAGCAGCTTCAGCAATGCCGATTACAAACTTGCTTTTGACGTTCCACTCCTACTTACCAACGGCGACCTATCCAAAGAAATCGAAAAAGTTCGACTGGAACTCGAAAAACTTATCTCACCCGCAAACCAAGTAAGCGTAGCCGCCGAAAGCATCGGGCAATCGTTCTCCTCGTCCTTCATGGACATGATCAACGGCAGCGTCTCTGCCCAACAGGCATTAGCAAACTTCTTCCAAGCAACCGCAAATAACTTCTTGAACATGGCGGCTCAAATGATCGCCAAATATATCCAAATGCAAATCCTTGGACTTGCCGCCAGCTTCTTGCCCGGTGGCGGTCTCTTCAAAGGCGCAGGTCCCTATCAGTTCGGTGCCGGCGACGTAGGTACTCGCGGATTCAGTTTGCCTTCCATCTTGAGCCCTCGTGCTGCCGGCGGCCCAGTTTCTGCCGGAACTCCATACCTCGTCGGTGAACGCGGTCCCGAATTGTTCATGCCGCGCTCCAGTGGAAGCATCTACCCCAACGATGCGCTTGGGGCAGGCGGCGTTCAGGTTGGCGCGGTCAACATCACCGTCCAAAACACGGGCGAAAACCTCAGCCCTGCTGCACAGAAACAGATTGCCAGCCAGGTCCAAGGTATCGTGATGGCAACACTGGTCAATCAGAAGCGAAGCGGGGGCATCCTGTAATGGCCTACATCAACTTCGATGACATCCCACTGGTGATGGCCACACCAGTCCGCCGCACACAACGCCGCCAACTCATCAACTTCGGAGACGGTTACAGCCAAATCCTCACCGACGGCCTCAACATCGACCAAGAGCGCTGGCGCTGCGAAACTCCCCCACTTCCATATTCCAGCGCCTACTCAATCGAAAGTTTTTTCCTCAGCAAAAAAGGCCAACCAATTAGCTGGACGCCAATCATGGCCACCAAAAATCTCCAGCGCCCCTTCCAATCCGGCATCCTCGACCTGGGGTACGACAACATCGCATCCCTGACTCTTGCTGGCTACACCCGTCCCACCAACTACACAGCAAACCTTGCCACTGGCCGCCTCACCTCCGTGACCATCGCCAATGGCACAGTTGTCGATGTAACTCTTACTTTGGCCGCAAGAAACTACATCCTTGCCGACGGCTGGGAAATGACTCCCGCCAGCTCCGGCTACATGACCGTCAGCTTCGAGCTGGTGCGAATTTACGTATGACACAAACTCCCCCTAACGCCCAAACATTTAAGACGCAGCTCCCAGAAGTTGTTGATCTTTTTACGCTGGATATTGCCGTACTGCTTCCGGCTGGCTCTGTTGACCAGTCGATTTATCGTTTCTGTAACTGGTCGCAAGTTAACGGCACCGATGTTATCTATGACGGCAATACTTATGTTGCGCTGCCACTGCAAGCCAGCGGCTTTGAGCTGAACACCAGCGGTCAACTGGAGCGCCCCAGCATCACCTTTGCCAACGTCGGCCTCGCTATCACCGGACTGACCAACACCTACGACGATTTGGTGGGCGCCACGGTGCAGCGCATCCGCACACTGACCACCTACCTTGACGGCCAACCCGCAGCCGATCCTGACGCCTACTGGGGACCAGATCAGTGGGTTGTGGAACAGAAGACCAACGAAACAAAACTGTCGGTCACATTCCAGCTTTCTGTTCCGTTCGATCTTGAAGGCCGCAGCCTCCCCGGTCGCCGCCTGCTGCGCGAACAATGCCAGTGGATTTACCGCGACAACATCGGCTGCCACTACAACGGCGCAAGCTACTGGGATGCGAATGACAACGTGGTTGGCACCTTGGCGCAGGATGCGTGCGGCAAACGGCTGGAAAGCTGCAGATTGCGTTTTGGCTCCGGCAGCCGCTTACCCTTTGGGGGCTTCCCCGGCTTGGTGGATTCGCAAGGCTGATGGAACTGAC